GAGGCTGTCTCATGACCATCTGTCAAATTCAGGCGCTGGTGGCGCGACGCTATCAGTTGTGCGTGCGCGAATTGCTGTCGCGTCGACGGGCCACGCAACTCGTCAGGCCGCGCCAGATCGCCATGTGGTTGGCGCAGCACATCACGCCGTGCTCGCTCCCGGAGATTGGCCGCGCGTTCGACCGCGATCACACCACCATCGCGCATGGCGTTGGAAAGGTGGACGATTTGATGCGTGCGGACCGGGTGTTCGCCGAGACGGTGCTGGCGCTGATGGACGAGTTGTCGCCGGCTGCTACCGCGGAGTTCCGTGCCGCCCGGAGGATCGCGGCATGACGCCGAGCGGGTGGGGCGACGACGCCCAGAGCCGCGATGCTGGGCACGACGAGATGCAAGCGCGGTCCTATCGCGACTGGCGCAAGCGTATAGAGGACAGCTTTACCCTGGATGGCGATGGCAAGAAGAAGTTCGTGGCCGACACAGTCTATGTCGAACACCCGTTCATGGATGCTGGTCGCCTTATCGGGTTTGCGGATATTGCAGTGCGATTTGTTGCGGATGACGAGTGGTTTTGGTGGTATGAGGAAATCAAACCAAGAATTTATTCGGTAGGCGCCGTAATTCGTCAGTGTTTAGCGACGGAAGTAAGCGCTCAGCGCGCCATCAAGAGCTCGAGGCGCGGCAATGGGTATCACGGGCGGGCACCGGACTTTGTGGTTTATGCGGTCGTTTACCGGGATGATCCAAAGGCTGCGTTGCTGAGGGAATTGCATCCTTCCACGATCTGCATAAGCCGGGAGAGCGCGCCATGAGTGCCAACGGCAACGGCCATTACTGGTCGAAATTCTGCTGGCGCGATTGGCAGCATGACATCGCGTTGCGGGCGTGCAGCCTGGAGGCCCGCGGCCTCTGGATGGACTTGTTGTGCATCATGCACGAGGGCTCGCCGGTGGGTCACCTGACGATCAACGGAAGGCCGATGACCATCAAGGAAATGACGATCAATTCGAGAATATCAATTATTAGATGCAGAAAATTACTGGAGGAACTTGAGAAAGCTGCTGTGTTTTCGCGTTCAGAAAATGGGACAATCTTCTGTCGTCGTATGGTTAGAGACGCAGAAGCCTCTGATATTGGCCGAGAAAATGCTGATAAACGTTGGCATAACGGACCGTCAGACCCCAATGGGGTCCCTAATGGGGGTGCCAATGGGGACCCCAATGCTAAGAGTCAGAGTCAGAGTCAGAGTAAGAAAGGGGGCCCCCCTAAATCCCCCCGCAGGCGGGGGGACTTCCCCGCTGAGCGTCTTTCCGTCACCGATCAGATCAGACGCGACTGGAACCTCGGCTCGTTCCTCCACCCCGACATCCGCGACGACGACGAGCCACCAGATCGCAGGCTCATGTCGTGAGCGTTACAAAGCAACAGCTCCAGATCGTGAGCAAATGGCTGAACGACCTCGCCGACCTCACCGCCGGCTCGCAACCCCTGGCCGACGCCAAGACCAAGCTCGCCGCACTGGCGCCAGCGCTCGCCGAGGAGTTCGACGCCAGTGCCTTCAACCGCAACTCGCTGGTCGCCGTCGCCCGCCAGTGCAAGTTCTTCCCCTCATTCGGCGAGGCGTTCGAGGCGCTCAGCGGCTGGCGTCGCGACCACCCGAAGCAGCAGCACGACGCCATCGCCGGGCCAGATATCGGTCCCAACGAACGCCTGCGCCGCAAGCACGAGGCCGAACGCGCGGACGCCGAAGCGTCGTGGGCCAACATCTCCGAGCCGCAAATCTTCGCCAAACTTCGCGCGCTCGATGGTCATCCGCAACGATTGCTGTTCGGCCGCATGCTTGCAACCGCTATTCGCCGACATGCATCGCGCATGCTCGGCTTGTTGCCACCGGAGTTCCTGGTTGCCAACGACGATCGGAGCGCCGCATGAGCGATGCTCCCGAAACCTCTGCTAGCCGTGGACGATCACTGGCAAACCTGCGCCCATGGGTAAAAGGTGGTCCGTCAGGCAATCCAAATGGCCGACCAAAGGCGCTGGTCGACATCGCCGCGCTCGCTCGTGAGCATGGTCCGCGATGCATCGACGTTGCGGTCGCATTACTCGATGATCCTGACCCACGCATTCGCTTGGCGACAGTCGTTGCGCTGCTCGATCGCGGCTTCGGCAAGCCGGTGCAATCAATCACGGCTGAGAACGGCGCCGGTCTTACTTTCATGCACCTAGTCGCGATGCGCGATGTGGGCGATCAGATACTCAAAGAGCGCAACATCGAGGGCCGTGTGATAGTTGCGGATGAAACCAAAGATGCAGGCGCACCGAAGCCACGCGATCTGATGGAGCCGGCGCTTGAGTAGTCACACGCCATTGCTGGCCTGTCTGGCGCTGCTCGTCGTGCTGATGCTCGCGAGCGTGAGCTGATGGTGCTCACCCTGCAAGCTGCCGACGACTTCGATTGGGCCGACGCGATCGGCACCAGCGACAATCCGTTCGCCATCGCTGGTGCACGCTACAGTCGCGCACCCGTGGCGTTCGTGCGTGAGGTGCTGAAGGCCGAGCCCGACGCCTGGCAACTCAGCGGCCTGCGCGCGCTGGCACGTGGCCACACACGCATCAGCATCAGATCGGGACATGGCACCGGCAAGTCGGCGTTCGCCGCGTGGACTGTGGTGTGGTTCAGCAACACGCGCATACCGTTCAAGGTGGTGGTGACAGCGCCCACATCGCCGCAGCTGTTCGATGTGCTCTGGCCGGAGATACTGAAGTGGCACAAGACGCTGCCGCAGCCGTGGCAAGACTTGTGGGACGTCACATCGGATCATATGAAGCTAAAGGCCGATCCGGAGTCGTTCGTCACCGCGCGCACCAGTCGGCCGGAGACGCCTGAGTCGATGCAGGGCATCCACAGCAACCACGTGCTGCTGGTGGGCGACGAGGCGTCAGGCATCGCTGAGCCGGTGTTCGAAGCCGCCGCCGGCAGCATGTCATCAGCGGGTGCCACGACACTGCTGATCGGCAATCCAACGCGTGCATCCGGTTTCTTCTGGCGCACGCACACGATGGAGCGCGACCGCTGGTATACGCTCAAGGTGTCGGGGCTGGACTCGCCGCGCGTTACCCGCGAGTTCATCGATGAGCACGCACAACGCTACGGCATGGACAGCAATGCATATCGCATCCGAGTGTTGGGAGAGTTCCCGGCGGCCGACGACAACACACTCATTGGCGCTGAGCTGGTCGACAGCGCCATGCTGCGAGACATCACCATCGATCTGTCCGCACCTGAGATATGGGGTGTCGACGTTGCCAGGTTCGGTGACGACAGCAGTACCCTCGTCAAGCGTCGTGGTCGTGTGGTGTCTGAAATGCCGCGCAGTTGGCGACAGTTTGATACCATGATGCTGGCCGGCGCGATCAAGAGCGAGTGGGACATGTCGCCGAACAGCCGGCCCATGCTGATCGCGGTCGACAGCATTGGCATCGGCGCGGGCGTTGCGGACCGGCTGATGGAGCAAGGGCTGCCGGTGTTGGCGGTGAACGTGTCAGAGGCGCCGAGCACGACAGGGCGCTACATGCGGCTGCGTGATGAGCTATGGGTGCGTGCACGCGAGTGGCTCGAGGGGCGCAACGTGCGGCTGCCACGGCACGAGCGGCTGCGCGATGATCTGGTGGCGCCGCGCTATGTGTTCCTGAGCGATGGGCGCATACAGGTCGAGTCAAAGCAGCAGATGCGGGCGCGCGGGTTGCCGAGCACGGACTTTGCTGACGCGCTCAATCTGACGTTCGCCGAGGCTGGGCTGATGGTCAGCAGCCATAATGACACGGGTCTATACAGCACAACGCCGGTGCGACGCACGATTGCGGGGATGGAATGAAGCCATGTCAGGACTGTTGAACCTACAGAACGGCCCGCAGGAGTTGGACTTGAACAATCCGCAGATCGGCGTGGCGCAGGCGTGGGCCAGCGCGCTCGGGCAGCCGAATGCGTTCGGCCAGCAGCAGCAGCAAGCTGGCCCAAGCCCGATGCACTGGAACGGCAGCTCGTGGGTCAACGCTGTGACTGGCGCTCCGGTGGCATCGAGCGCGCCACAGCAGGCGATGCCAGCAGCGACACCTGGCGCGGCCGCACCTATGCAGCAGGGCCAAGCGGCACCGGCATGGAACGCTGGCAGCGGTGGGCTGCATTGGAACGGCAGCCAGTGGCAGAGCCCGACGCCGGCTGCGTCATCGAGCGCGACCGCGCCGGGGCTATCGCAGGCGGTGCAATACCTGATGCAGCAGTCGATGGCAGCCCAGGCGCAGCAGAAGGCGGCGGACGATCTGGCGAGCCGTGGCGGCGGTGCTGGACCGGATGGGGGATAGCGCGCCATGAGCGGCACAGCAGCACCGCCGGCATTGCCCGGTGGCCCGGTTCGTCCGGGCGGCCCTGAGACTGGAGGCATCGGCGGCGCGCAGGGCATGCTGGGCGGTGGTGGTGGCTTGTTGCAGCCGTCGGCCTGGCAGAGCCCACACCCGCCGCCGGTGCCGCGCATTCAGGGCCTGATGCAGCCGGTCGGCCAGCCGCTCAGCATCGAGCACGTCTTCGCCAACATCACCAAGGCGCCGCCCGACACCATTCCGCGCGATCCCGACGACGACATGCCGGCACAGCTGCGCCCGTATGCCGCTGGGCTGCGACCAGCCGATCGCCCTGTCGGCACGCAATGGCAGCAGAGCTTTGTGTATGAAAAGCTCGGCAAGTCCGACCTGGAGTTGGAAGCAATCGCGCGGCACTATTTCAAGAACGCCGAGCGTTACGACGTCTACCTCGGGCGTGAGCGCATCATGGCGAGCCAATACTACGCGGCACGACCGTTGGGAGACGAGGAGCCGGGCCGCAGCCAACTGGTGATGACGACGGTGCGGGACACCATCCGCGCCACGCTGCCAAGCCTGTTGC